CTTAAACAATAATAAAATGGCACTTGTATCATTAACAACAGATCAAAAAGAACAGTTAAAATCAAGCTCTAAATTCAATGGCATGGTCCGATCAGGAGCATACTCGAAGGCAAATTTCTGGGCCAACACAGTTGACCCCGGGAATACAGGAACTGTTCCAGGTGGAGGCACTACCGCAGCCTATATTCGATGGGCAAAGAATAGACGGTACTCTTCTGATATTTTAAACAGTCCAACAACACCCGAAACCGATGCTGATTTTATTGCATTGTTTTTACAAAACCTTACCCAACCGGCTTGGGACAATACGGCCATTCCGGTATTCAATGCTGACTCTGTCATCGTAGATATGGAAGTAAACAGGGTTGCTGTAATTGATGCGGCGATGGACGCTGCTTTTGATGCAAAAGTTAAATACATAGGATTTTGAAAAGAGAACAAGCAATGCAGCTTAACGGCGCACTTTCAGACAAGGAACTGAAAGTAAAGTTTCTATCAGGTCCACAGTACGCAAGTCTGATAGGACTGAAGCGACCACTTACAAAGTACCTCAGTGAGATGGGGGAAAATGAAAAGGCGCTTGCTGAAGAAATGAACATCACCATAGGTCATAATGGGTTTATTTCTGATGATAAAAACTTTCTGGATAAACTAAAAGAAATTCAGAAAGTGGAATTCACGCCGAAAGAATTGAACTTCATTCCAATGGAAGAATTTAAAAAATGGACAGACGAAGTAGACTTTAACACAGGCTCAATACTGGCCGAATACCTTTTGAAATCATGAAAAAACCTTGTAAAGACTGCAAAGAAAAGGACGAATACCCTCTTTATATTCAGTCCTCCAATCCAACACCGACGCTTCTAAAGTGGATTGATGATCGAATAAAGAAAGGGATTGTTTATTTCCAATCAGGAGTACCACACAACTGCGGAGGCCCTGGCCAGCCTAAGTGCAATTGAAAGACATTGCTAAACTTTGGGCCATCTTCGCGGTCATGCTTTTGAGTATGGCCTTTTTGAATATTGAGGATGATGACCAAAGAATGATTTACTACTCACTTACCGGAGAAAAGATACATTTGCAATCATGGATTTGGTACAAC